AGAGCGCTCTCCGCTACCAGCCCGAGTTCTTCAAGGTGCGCGGTGAGTCGATGGGCATCATCATCGGTGACCAGGCGGCCAAGTTCACAGAGATGATGGAGGACCTGTCCAAGAGCGACAACATCCTGAATGCGCTTCAAACCCTGCGTATCGCAGACAAGACAGGTGCAGAGTTCGCCGGTGAGATGATGCTCAACGAGCTTCGTACTGCCAGGCGCATCACCATCTCCGGTACGCTGGGCGGCATCCTGAACCCGAACACACGCTACCTGGGCACCAACCTCATCACCGCACCCATCATTATGACTGCCACCATCGGCCCGAGGGCCACGGCCGGAGCCATCGGTGAGGTCCGCAACGTGCTCATTGCTCGTTCATGGCGTGGTGCTCCTGACCAGCTGCTGTTCACTTCCGATGCAGGCAAGGCCTGGACACGTGAAGCGTTAGCTCAAGCAGTCCAGAGGAACAACATCCGTTTCTCGCAGGCTGGCTTCGAGTTCAGTGAGGTGGTCTTGGCCGAGATGCTGCGTGCAGCGAAGACCGATACGCGCATCCAGAAGAGCTATAACTCCCTTGGAACGGGCACTCTCGTGCAGACTGCTCGCTGGTTCGACCCCAAGAACAAGAACATGTGGAACCGTCTCGCCGAGATGAACGATGAGCTGTACCGCGAGTCCGTGTTCATGTGGGCGCTGAAGGAGGGCAAGACCGAGGCCGAAGCAGCCAAGCTCGCCAAGAATGCCCTGCTCGACTACGGCACCGTGACCAAGGCAGAGCGTGAAATCTTCGCCCGCAACATGCTGTTCTACGCCTTCCGTTCGAGGATGCTCATCGAGTCTGTCTCTGCCCTGGCCAGGAACCCGCAGAGCATCAAGAACATCTCGCTGTTCAACTACCAGCAGATGAAGGAAGCTGGTGTCTGGGCTCTGGCTCCTTCCTTCTACCAGACTCGACTGTGGGCCATGTACACAGACGAGAGCAGCCCGGCCTACACGGCCAACTTCGGTCCCGGCAACCCCGTGATGGAGAGCTACAAGCTCCTGACCAACACCATCGCCTGGAGCATCGAGGACAGGCGTCTCGAGTCCGGCCTCACTGGTGTGCAGGAGTTCATGTACTCCCCGCTGATGAAGGCCCTCATCGAGGCTGCCCGTACACGTGGTCGTGCTCAGCGAGACCAGGGTTCTGTCCCTGCCTGGCAGGTCAAGGCAGCCCACGAGATGGGTTCGTGGCCTCAGTTCAAGACCTACTTCCAGATCAGCGAAGTCGGCCCGGACAGAGCACGTGCCGGTGAGCCCACCTTCGAGGGCAGACAGTTCGAGTTCACCACACAGCAGGGCAAGGACAGGTGGATCATCTTCAACATGGCCATCGCTCAGGCTGGTGTCGAGCGCACCGCACGCGACTACCTCATCCTCGGGATGCAGTCCGGCCTCCTCTCCGACCAGGAGAAGCAGAACCTGACGCGCTACGAAAACCAGGCTGGTGTCTGGGCCGCCATCAAGTACGCCACCTCGATTGGAACACCCATCAAGATTCCCGATGAGCTGACCAGGACCAACGAGGTGCTGAACCAGATCAAGGGTGAGCTGCGAGAAGGGGCGAAGGAGTAGGTCTCTCGGCCACCCGGCAGAGGGAGGAGGATTAGGCCCCCGCCGTTGCGCCGCAGGCGCAGACGGCCATGTACCCCAAGGCCACAGCTGCTTCGCAGCGTGGCGGGGCTCTGTTCCCTACCTCCCCCTGTGGTTGACCAGTTGGCTGATGTAGCCTTGGGTCACGCCGAAGTCTTGGGCCACTGCCTTCTGGGTTTCACCTGCAGCACACCTCCTCCTGATCTCCGCCACGTCTGCATCTGACAAGCGGCAGTGACCGTTTCTCTCACCGGATGCCCTCCTCCCGTGACGCAGCTTGTCCTCTTCGTTCTCCTTCTGGGTCCCGTAGCGCAGGTTCCCCAGCTTGTTGTTCGTGTCATCCCCGTCCCAGTGGCACACCTGCTTGCCTTCCGGTCTCGGTCCGAGGAACGCCTCAGCCACGAGTACAGAAACCCTGGTTGATCGCTGCTTACCATCCCCAAGGCAGATGTTGACGTGTGGCCTTTCCTTGTTCGTTTTGAGGATGCGGCCCTTTTTCTTGACCATGACCCCGCCCCGACGGCGAACAAGCATGTCAGAGGAACGGACTCGGCCGTGGTTGCTGACTTCGTACAGGCCCTTGGCCCACGCGACCTTCTTCCACTCTTCCGTGCTGCCTCCAGTTGACATCTGCGCTTTGGTAGAGAGCATCCCTCCATCGGAGGGGAGCAGCGAGATCCACTTGCTGCACATAACTGCACTCAAGAGAGTATAACATGGCTCCCAGGGGCGGACACGTAAAGACTCGCGACATCGTTACCAACGCTGTTGTCTCCCGGCATCTCTCTGAAGGTGCGCTCTCTGCCGATGCCGGTGGACGAGCTGCCATCGCTGCTGACTTCTTCAACGAGGCCACCGCAGCTACCACCTTCGATGACGACCTGTTCACGGCGGCCAACCTGGAGAACTTCGTCAAGGACGACGCCATCACCGCTACGGTGGCGGCCAACAAGTTCGCGGCCAACGCCATCCCCGAAGCTGCTGTCGATACCGGCGTCGGTGACTGGGACTTCTCTGCTGCTGGCAGCCTCAGCGTTCCCGCCCCCAGCACGGCCAACCACGCTGTTCCCAAGAGCTACGCCGACGCGCTGATCTCTGGCTTCAGCGTGAAGAGCCCCGTTCGCGGTGCTACCACTGGTTCTCTGGATGCCTACACCCGTACCGGCAACGTCATTCTCGCTGACGCCGTGGGCACCATCAACCCCCTCGACGGCGTGACCCTGGTCAACGGCGACCGCATCCTCCTGAAGGACGGCGCTGCTGGTGCCGACAACGGCATCTACGACGTGATCGACATCGGTTCCGGCGCTGACCCCTACTCTCTGGGGCGTGCCAAGGACTACAACACCGACGCCGAAGTGGGTGGTGGAAACAGCATCTACATCAACGAAGGCACCGCCAACGGTGACACGACCTACGTCCTGACCACCGACAACCCCATCGTCCTGAACACCACGGCTCTGGCCTTCGAGAAGTTCAGCGGTCTGGGTCGGGTCACTGCTGGCATCAACCTCACCAAGACCGCCGACGTGATGGACGTGACCATGCCCACGGGCAGGATGCTGGTCGGTGACAACGCTGGCAACAGCTCCGAGATCAACGTCGGCTCCATCCTCTACGGTCTGCCTCTCTCTGATGGCGTCGGTGGAATCACGGTCGGTGCTGTTGCAGATCACGCTGCCATCACCCCTGCTGGCTCCTCCGACAACACCACAGCGGGTAGCACCGCCGAGGTTCGCACCGGCAGCGTCCGCATGTTCGCTCCCATCGCCGCAGATCTGATCAGCATCGTAGCTGACGCAGCCCTGGTGGGTGACGGTGCGCTCACCGTGATTGCTCAGCCTGACTACCCCCGTGCCCTGGCCATCCGGGTCACCATCGCGACCAACGCCATCACGGCTGGCATTGCTACCGTGGTCGGTGTCGGTGTGAGCGGCGAGGCCGTGAACGAAATCGTCAGCATCATCACTGCTGCCAGCGTCACGCTCGACACGGATATTGCCCTGGCCTCGGTCACCAGCATCACCGTGACCGGCCTCGTGGGTGGTGCAGGTTCAGACGACAACATCGGTGTCGGTGTCTCCGCCAAGCTCGGTCTCCCTGCCTGCGCGACGCCCGCAGCTTCCGCCTTCGTGGTCTACAAGACCAATGTGGATCAGGCAGACGAGGCAGTGGCTGGAGTGGACGCCGTGAGCGGAACTGTGACGCCCACCACGGCCCCCAACGCCGCGCACAACTACGACTTCTTCTACAACTACACCGTGACCCCGACGCAGGCGCAGCACCTCCATGGGCTGACCGCTGTGACCGTCACCCCCAACGCCCACACCATCGCGTAGACCTGACTGGGCCCTGTCCTTGAGGCTTTCGAGTCTCTTGGCCAGGGCCCTTCGAGGAGATTCTCATGGCAAGAACAGTACAGATCATCGCGACGGATGGCACCGACCCCGTTGAAGTCCTCTGCGATGCTACGGGCAGGATTCTCACGGGTGGTGGTGTGCTCCCCACAGGTGGGGCCACGGCGTTGGCTCAGACTGACGCGACCCAGAAGACTCAGCTCGTGGATGGTGCAGGCAACGTCGTAGGTGCTGGCACCGGCAACGCTCTCGACGTGAACATCAAGTCGGGTGTCACCCTCGAAGTGAACCTCGACAACGCCGATGATGATGTCCTCGTCTATGGCTGGGACGGAGCCGCAAACCGGAAGCTTCTGACCGACAACACGGGTAGGACCCTTGTCGCGCAGGCCACTGCGTCTGACCTCAACGTGACCGAGGCCAGCGCTTCGGCCATCAAAGACGCACAGGGGCAACTCAAGCATGTCCGCGTCGTTGGAAACGCAGCTACCTACGCGGGTGCAGAGATCACAGTGGCTGGTCTGACGAACAATGGGCCCTACCGACTCGCCGCTCTGACCTTCCTCCTCACTGGTGGAACAGCAGGCAACACCACCACGCCCAGTGTGGGTGAGGAGACGGGCTTTGCCATCGGTGACATCAACGACAGGGCACAGGCTTCAGTGGCAATCACGCTGGGTGATGCTGTCAACGTGGACAACTACGTCCAGCCCATCCCGGTCGTAGCCGATGCCACAGGCAACCTCTACATTTTGGGGGCTGCTCCTGCTGCGGCTGATTCTACGCTCTTCTGGATCGTGGATCTGTACGAAGACCGCACAGCATAGGAGGGCAGCATGACCACCAACTTCGTAGGCACAGGCCTTGGAACCACCGCCTACCCACGCGTCACCGCCAACGCAGGCGCGGCCATCACCACCAAGGGCTACGAGCAACTCGACTTCGCCGCCAACGCGACCCTGGACGAGGCAGGCGCCGGCAGCAACACCTACGCCTGGGCAGTGGCCCAAGCCCCCGCCGGCTCCTCGGTCGCTACTGGTGACATCGTCTCGCCGACCAGCCTCACCGGGGCGCACATCGCCGCTGGCGACCTGGACATGCCAGGGGTCTACGTGTTCGAACTCACCGTCACCGATGAGGACACGGAGACCGGGACCTCCACTGTCTCGGTGCTCGTCGGCACGGCTGATGGCGGGATCTACAGATACGACATCGACACGACCGCGCTCTCCACCATAGATTGGAAGATCGCGGGCGACGGCGTGAAGACCATCGGGGTGGCCCCCAACAGCGTGGACCTCACCCTGGCCAACGCAGCGACGATAACAAGCGTCGGGATCGTCAGCGGAACAGGGGTCCAGGGAGTCTGTGCAGCGAGCACTTCCGCCAGACTGGTCACAACCACGGCTGCGCATTGGGCGAAGAGTGGCCGGAAAGGCTCTTACGCCTGGGGCTACGACGTGACGATTGCGGGAATGTCAGCGAACTTCCAGGAGTCCAGCTGTTTTTACCGCACCGCGGCCGGGGCGCACTTCTTCAAGGTAGGCATCCAGCACAAAGGACTCGGGACTGGCCAACGTGTCGCCGAGAGGACGGGATCCTCCGCGACGACAGCCACAACGTCAATCGGATCCCACGCCGTTGGGATGCGCATATCTGGACTGGACGCTCAGGCCGTCTGTAAGTCCGGGTCGTGGGGCGCTGATATCGACTGGAGCGGAGAGACGATCTTCCAAGCTGACGGCACCAACATCGAGACCGTCAACCCAGGAGTCGCCTCCTCGTTCGACTGGTCCACGGATGAGTTGTGGATCTATCGCTGGTCCTCGACGACCGGGGCACCCACGTACACCTACACCCGTATGTGGGCCATCTGGTACCCGTAGGAGCACACCATGGATCAGCCTACAATCGACCGCCTGCTCTCGACACTCGAGTCCAACGCCGAAGCCAACACCAAGCTGGCTGTGAGCGTGGACGGGATGGTGATGGAGACACGGGCCCTGAGCGTCGAGGTCGCTGCGAGCACCAACGAGGTCAAGCGCCTCTGTGCTACGCAGCGCGCACAGGTGACTGCCAAGGCCAAGACCAGCGCTCTTATGTGGTCTGTGGTCAAGCACCCTTCCACGATTCTTGCGACTGCCTTTGCTTTGTGGTTTGCTGCTACTGTCTTTGGTATCACCGGCCAGCAGGTAGTCGGTGTGGCTGGCGGAGTTGATGTCGTCGCAGAAGAGGGCATCGGCGAATGACCCTAACACCGCTCAAGTCGTCAAATGTAGCAGGCTATGCCTACAATGCAGCAACCGCCACCCTGTACATCGCGTACAAGAGCGGCGGTCTGTATTCCTACGCTGGTGTCCCTGCTCACGTAGCCAACGGCCTGACGCAAGTTCGCTCGGTAGGCAAGTACGTCCACCGAGCGATCAAGGGTACCTACCCGTTCGAGAAGATCAAGCAGCTGCCCAGTCGGTAGCCTCGTAGTCTTCGTCGGTCAGGGTGTAGTGTATGTAGATGGGGACAGTCCCACCGCCGCTCGACATGTAGAGGCCTTCGTGCATCGCTTGTGATTCGAGCTGGAAGACCTTCATCACCTTGATGTTCTGGCCCTCTGGCCAGCTGTCACGACGGACGGGCTCGTTGCGCTCGTAGATGGTCTTGCCTGCGTTCATCCAGTCCATGGCTACCTTCCCAGCCGGCCGCGCACGGATTCGGCCAGCATCGAGGGTGCGTTGCTCGGAGCGGTGGGGCCGGGCGCACGAGGGGAGTTGCGGCGCTCTTCACGGGCAGCCCTGCGCTTGGCCCGGTCGTCCTGGCGGATGGCCCTGTTCTCGCGGCGCTCTTCGGAGTTCTGGGCCCAGCGCCACAGCAGACGCAGCATCAGCTCCAGGGCTTCACCGTCCACCATCTCGATGATGGCACCGTAGGGCTCGGGGATGAGGACGTCGGCCTTGACCAGGGAGTCGAGGAACACGGCGGTGCGCTCGATGGCTTCGTCGTCGGCCATGCCGTCCATGACGAGGTCTTCCATCAGTTCGATGGCGTCGCTCCAGGGGATGAGTCTCAGGTTCATGCTTGCTTCCTCTCGTTGTGCTCGGCCAGGAGAGCGTGTGCCTCCTCTCCGATCTGGGGTGTGTGCTGCAGGGCGTCACGTTCAGCCAGCTGTTGCAGGGCCTTGATGCGCTCCTTCTGTGCTGTTCTCTTCTCCTCACGGAGGGCTTCGTCGAACTGGGTGGTGTTCACTGGGATTACTCCGATGTTGGCTTTGTTCATCGCAGGTCACCTTGTGCAGGTTCTTTCTTAGGCTCGCTCATCTACTTCTCCTCCGCTCTGTAGGGCGCACGGAAGGACTCCACGTTCTTGATGAAGTTGCGGATGTCGTGACGCTCTTCGTCCGGCAAGGCCTCGAGGCTGCCCCACTCGAAGATGTCATCTACCTGCTTGTTCGCCAGCCACTGGTGCAGGATGAATCTTGTCAGCTGTGACCTGCTGACATCCAGCTCCACAGCAGCACGACAGATTTCCTTCCAGTCAGCAGGGTCGATGTAGAAGTGTACGGTTCTCATTCTCTCTCCTTTTGCTGTGTGTAGCATAGGACCATGTTACTGTGGGGTCAACCCCTTTCGAACGACTTCGCGTCGATAGTTCCGGTGAAGGGCGTGGAGGCACCGCCCTTAGGCCTGATCCAAGGAGCGCGAAGAGGAATGACATTCTCGGGTTCTGCTTCGGCTTTAGCTGCAGCCAGCCACGGCTTGGACGTCCAGGCATAGTGCCTCCCGCCATCCACATATTGCTTGCTCGTTGTCTTGTAGAACCTCAGGTACTTCATGGCTTTGACCAGCTCGTTCGTCCGCTGTGCCCCCATGTTGTCCGTCCTCCAGCCCAGCCTCTTGGCGATCCAGCACAGCCGTACACACCCATAGTCTTTGAACTCTTCAATGAACTCCCTGATGTTTTCACCGAGGAGATTCTCTGGGATGTAAGGCTCGTCGTGGATAGCCTTCTTCTCTTCCTCTTCGGGCGTCAGCCAGTAGCCGAACTCCTGATTCTTGACCTGCTCGAAGCGATGCTTGGCCTCGGCCCAGACCTGATCACGGGTAGCTTCGATGGCCTTCATGTCAAGAGGCTTGAGAATAGAGATGACCCACATACGGCGGTTGCCTTCGGGGTCGCGAAGGATGTCCATGGGGTTGGAGGTGCCAGCGAAGATGAACTGCCTGTTGTGCTGACTCCACCAGTTCTTATAGTGCTTACGGACGCCGTCTTCCTGCTGTGTCAAAAACTGCCTGAGCGAGTCCACCTCACGCTTACTGAGCCCGGACATCTCTCCCCACTCCCAGATCCAAGGACCCTGCAGCTTACGCACCAGCTCCGGGTCTTTGGGGTTGAGCTGCCCAGATCCAAAGAAGCGCTTGCCTCCAGCCAGTACCCGGAAGAATGTCGTCTTGCCTGCGTTCTGGTCTCCTTGAGTCACGAGCATGTGGTCAACTTTGCACCCAGGATCACATGCTCGTGCCACAGCTGAGACGAGCCACTTAGACACGAAGATCCCAGACATCTCCGACTCGGGGTTACAGTGCAGATGGGTGTAGGCGTACTGGTCGATGCGAGGAACACCGTCCCACTTCTTCTCCTCGAGGTAGTCCACGACAGGATCGAAGCTCTCGTCAGCAGCAAGCGTCTCGACAACAGAGAGGGCCTGTTTGTGTGAAGACATGCTGAGCTGCACCCCGTACCTGAAGGCCAGGTAGCGGGCGACAGCTTTCTCTGCCTTGCCTTCATCCTCTACCTCCTCCCCAGAAAAGCAGATCTTGTTGTGGCGCCTATTGTGCTTGAGTTCAGGTGCGGTTGCGTCGTCCTCGTACATCATCCGGAAGTTGTCGTAGCCAAGCTGAGGGAGACGACGCTGAGTGAGAGCCACGTCAGCGAAGCCCGTGCTGTCCACGTACGTCGTCTCCCTCTCGGTGCAGTAGTAGGTGTAGCGATTGCTCTCCCGCCACGCACCGTTCATGTCATGGGGGCTGACAAGCAGACCAGAGCCACCGTTGTTGAAGGGGCAGCGCCCTACAGGAAAGCCCAAGTTCGTCCCGGCAGTAAGGGTAGCGGCCCAGTCCCTCAGAGTCCTGCCGTCCGGCATGGGCACACTATCGAAGGGCCTGAAAACTCGGACCCACCTCCTGCGCTGAGCAGGCGTTGCGGTGGCAGGAGCGGCCGGTTGAGGCGTAGGTGTAGCCTGAGCCGCTGGTGGGCTCGCAGTTGTTCCGTTGGCATCGGTCATGTTTTCTCCACTGTTCATTGTCAACTGTCACTGCTGGTCTTGAATCCCCGATGCCAGCTGTCCCCCGACTCTACACATGGCAGAGACCGGGGGACAGGACATTGACACGAACCGGAGACTCAAAGAGCGTGACCCCGTCAGGTCACCCCCAGTATGTAGCATGGTGGTCTGGTTACTACAAGCGCTTTCTTCGCTAACTTCTCTGCTGTAGGGGGGTCCGGGGTAGGTCTATAGGGGGGTCCATGAGAACCTGCTTACTAACTGTATTACTCTCTATAGACCTATTAGACCCCCCTAAAAGAGAGATCTACTATAAGAACAGAACAAGGGAACGGCCCAGCAGGAGAAGAACGTCGTCCTATACTGGGGTGCTTAGTAGGGGGGTCTGGGGGGTCCATAGGTATAAATAAATAAAGTTGGGGCATCTGTCCTTGGGCCATCTGACGCAGCAGGAGGAGGAGATTAGAGCCCCGCCACCGGCGAAGCCGGGTGGCCTCTACTCCACAACAAGAAGAGCCCACCTCCGAAGAGATGGGCTCGAGGCCACCCGGCTTCGCCGGTGGCGGGGCTCTGTTCCTCCTACTGCTGTCGTTCCTCGATGGCCTGCCGCAAGTACACAGCAAGGTCGAGGGCCTCCTGGTAGGCGTCTACCAGTGCATCTCGACCGTTGTGGGCCTGCAGCGGCACGCCGTAGCGCTCGATGCCGAGCAGTCTACGCTCCCGCATGTCGGCGAGCACAAGCGCCCACACGTCGCCCTTGGCCTCGGTGGGGGCGGGCTGGTCTACGTTGAGGTTGCTGGCCATCGCGTGGTCAGCCCCCGTCCATCAGGTGGCTCAGCATCGAGATGAGTCCTCGTCCGCGCATCAGCGTGGCGTACTCCTCAGCGGTGTAGGTCTGGGGCTCGATGTAGCTGCGGCCAGTGGGCTCAAGGTTGAGGCAGAACTTCCTCGGGTTTCCCTCGGCTGCATTCTGCAGCTCCGAGGTAACGTCGAGGTAGCACTCCAGGGCTCGCAGCTGGAAGCTCGTGGACAGCAGCTCACGTGCCGTGCGCAGCACCTCGTCCTTGTGCATCCGCTGAAGGCGCTTGGCTACGGCCTGGTACTCGAAGCCCCAGGCCTGGTACTCGAAGCCCCAGGGCCTGTCGGCCAGGGCCAGCCTCTCCACAGGAGTGAGCAGCAGGCCTGCCAGGCGCTCTACGTTGATGTTGCTGGCCATCAGGCTGCCAGCCGGGTGGACTTGGCGAAGGCCTTGGCCCTCGACATCATGGTCTCCTTAGCGATGCGGTAGCGTGCCTCGTCGGGCTGGTACACAGGGGTGTGGGCCAGCTGTACGTCGCCGAGCTGGTCAACGAGACAGTGGACGATCAGCTCGTACTCCCAGGTCTGGGACAGATCCTCCATGTACAGCTCGATGTGTACCCTGCCGTCGGCGAGCTTTTCGCCAGTCATCTTGCACTTGTGGACATTGAGAACGCGGAAGTATGCTTCGGGGTTTTGGCTGGTCATGATTATCTCCGGTACTTGGATTCGAAGAGCTGGTTGATGTATTTGACGAGCAATCTCAAGTGCATGTCGTCGTGGACGAGCATGGCCTCGAGAAAAACATGAGAATCTTTGGCGATGGTATCGGCTTCGAGGTCGGTGTAGCCCTGGTCTCGGAGCCACGAATAGTAGGGTGGGATGAACTCGTAGATGATGTGCTTGCTGGGCATGGGGTTCTCCGATTAGAAGGGGACTTCGGTCGTGTAGGGGTAGTAGCTGTGCTCGCCGGTGAGACTGGTGGTCCACCAGACGACGGGCTTGCCCATCTCCATGGCAGCTTTTGCTACCTTGAGACCGGCATTGCCGATCTCCTTGCGGATCAGGATGGCATCGTAGCGGCCTGCTACAGCCTGTGGCCAGCCCTGCCAGTCAGGGGTAGTCAGCCCCTTGTTGTGCCGCTGCCAGTCGGTGAGGCTGTCGCAGTAGGTCTGTCCGGTGCGTTCCGCAACGAGGTACTGCAGGTCAGCGATGATCTCGCTATCGCTGGCTCGGATCGTGTAGAGGATGCAGATGTGCATCACAGGCTCTCGATGGTGGTGTTGGCGGAAGTCATGTCTACTCCGAGATCGAGATGAAGGTGATGAGGTGAGTCCAGCCAGCCTTGGCCTGGTGCCTACGGGACTTGGACAGGGTGGCGAGGTGGGCGGCCTTGGCGGCCACAGGGTCATCGGAACCGAGGACAGCGTCGTGCAGTCGCATCGTCTCTCGGGTGTAGGCACGCTTGGTTTCAGCGCTGAGGTCTGTGCTGTCGAGGTAGGTGGCGAAGTCGGTCTTCGTGCTGCTCATGGTGTTCCTTTTGGGTTACCGCTTGGTAACGCGCCTTGGTGGGGGGTTCTCTCTTTCCACACCAACAACTTACCACCCACTTACCGCACCGTCAAGCATCTCCTCCACTTTTATTACACTTGACTCTGCCCTCCTCTTACTGTACATATGTTCAGGAGGTGGCCATGGCGCGCAAGCTTTCCCCCGAAGAAAGAGAACAGCGTACGATCAATGTACTCCAACTGCGTGTAGCGGGGCATAGCTACTCCGAGATTGGGCGTAGACTGGGCATTTCACGCATTACAGCGGGTCGCATTGAGGAATCAGCGAAGCGTGAACAGGAGCTGGCGGGTGCAAAGCACCTCCGTTCTGCGGTGAGCGCTGCACAGCTGCAGGCCTACCAGTCTGTGCTCGGTTCGCTGGCCACCATGACCGGCGATGGCACAGTCGAGGCTCCGTCCAGGCTCCAGGCAGCCGACAAGATCCTCGAACACTGCAAGCCACCCGAGCCCCCAGAGCCCAAGCCCACCAAGACGAAGCTGGAGCTGGTGCAGGACGATGAGTCTCCGGCTGATGTCCTCTCCACCTTCGGCAGGTAATGAGTGCAGCAGTGGCAAAGACGTACGGCTCTGTGCGACCGGCCTTCGAGGCTCGTCTTGCACACGGTCGCGTCTTGCACTTCCCTGACCGGCACGTCGGCGGGGAGGATGATCTGCACGATCTGCTCGAACCCAGCCCTCGGCGGAAGGAAGACATCCTCGATGATGAGACACGCGAGCGCATCTTAGGGCTGGCACCACAAGAGAGGGGTGCGCTGGAGATGAGGGTAATCGACGGCTGGAGCTATCAGCGCATCGGTGAAGCTCTTGGCATGACAAGGCAGGGTGCCTACCGAGCCTACGTCCGTGCTGTCGCTCGAGTCAGGGGGGAGGACGCATGATCATCCCCGAGATTCAGGACCCTCGGTTCCGGGCTGCGCTCAAGTTGCTCGAACACAGCCGCTCCGAACGGTACAAGCTGACCCGCATCTACGACCAGCACGCGCGGAAGGTGGTCACGTACAAGCCCCGCGATGAGCAGGCTCACCTCGACTCACTGGTGGACAAGGGCAACAAGCGCATCCTCGGTGGCAAGTCCAGGCGCATCGGCTTCTCCCTGTGGGCCACCATCGAGATGTTCTGGGACTGGTACTTCGCCGTCGAGCCCGAGCAGTTCCTTGTCACCGCTCACCGTGACACCACGGCCAAGCGCATCCTGGCCACGGCGCCGAACTCTTTCCGCAACCTCATGCGGCGTCTGCCCCCTGCGATGCAGCGTGAGTACGAGGTGGACAACTCCCACGAGCTGCAGCTCAAGGACACCGGCGCTACCATCCTTGGCATCACCGAGGCAGGCAAGGGTGGCGCACGTGCTGAGGGTGTGTCCGGTGTCTGGATGACCGAGTACGCCCACTACACCGACCAGTCGGAGCTGTGGACTACGGTCGAGGCCACCATCGCAGCCACGGGCTACGCCTGGATCGAGACGACGGTCAACACCCCCGGCGACCGCTACCACAAGATGGTGACCGACGCCGTGAAGCACGAGGGTGAGTGGGAGCTGGTCTTTTTCCCGTGGCACAAGCACAAGCGCTACCGCACCAAGACACCGCCCATCGAGTTCACCGAGGCCGAGCGCATCCTGTCTGCCAAGTACGGGCTCACCGTGGAGCAGGTGGCTTGGCACAGGGCGAAGAAGATCAGCCTCGGCAAGAAGTTCGACCGTGAGTACCCTGGCTCCGTCGAGGACATGTTCCGTGGGCTCGAAGGTGCTTACCTCGACGCCGACGTGCTTGATGACATCGACTCCACCACGAACCTGGACGACACAGGCGAGTGGGAGTTCGAGGCCCCGGTCGAGGGTGACATCTACTCTCACGGTGTGGACACTGCCGAGGGTGTTGGCGGCGACTACTCCGTCATCACCGTGGTCAGCTGCTCCACCGAACAGCCGGTCTACGTCTGGTCGAGCAACAGGGTGAGCCCGGCCAAGCTGGCAGAGGTCGTGGCCCTGACCGAGCAGCGGTACCCAGGCATCTTGTTGGTCGAGAAGAACAACCACGGACACCTCGTGCTGTACAGGCTTCGAGAGCTGGGTCTGCCCAACTACACCAAGGCCCGGAAGCGAGGCCTCTATATAGACGCCAACACGGGCAAGGACTGGACGACCGGCAAGGCCAGCAAGCTCATGGCCTACGACACCCTGCGCTCCTACATCGAGGCAGGTCGCATCTCGCGTGTCCCTCTGATCACCATGCTGGAGCTGCGCGCGCTCATCGAGCCGAAGGGTGTGCCCGAGGCACCATCAGGACAGCATGACGACCACGCCATTTCTATGGCATTGAGTTACCAAGCCTCCCGTTCCGTCCCGAATGACATGCGTATCCGCAGTCAAGAGGAGCGAGGACGTGAGAAAATGAAGAGCATGATGGCTCGGCGCATCCGGCGTCACTCCCTCCCATCCTCATGGAGATACTGAACATGACCGAGCACAAGTACAAGTGGCAGTCCGTCGCTACCAACGGGGCCCCTCCGGGCACCTACCTCGACGAGCAGGTCTTCCCCGGCTGGCACTACGTCGGTGAGTGGTACCCCTTCGCATCATCTGCCAGGCTGGTGATGTGGCGTCGTCCGTTGGAGAAGGACGCTCCCCCCAAGAAGCAGCGTGCCCCCAAGGCCAAGGCCAAGCCTGACCCCGCGCCTCCCGCTGACGAGTAGCCACGTTGACGACTCCCCTCTGGTAGGAGGCACCCTATGGATCTCACCGTTTCCGCTGTCACCAAGATCGTCGAGCAGCACGACCACTACTGGAACGAGCCGCTTCGGCGCGAAGAGCTGCGGCGTCATGCTGCTGCCTACGACACGCGGTTCTGGCAAGAGGAGATCATGTACGACGTCTCGGACTTGCAGGTGCAGACGGCTGATGCCTATGCCTACATCGAGTCCTACGTGGCGTCGTTGTTTGCGAGGAACCCGGCTGTCATTATGAAGTCGGGCCTCCGTGGCGTGGGTGTCTGGGGCAGCGCGGAGTCTGCTGCGAACTGGTGGCTCCGAGAGCACGCCAGGAAGGCAGCCGAGAAGACCACCCGCCGAGCCTTGGTCTACCCCTTCTCTGCGACGAAGCTCTACCCTGTGTCCGACAAGGGCGATCCGTTCCGGCGGATTGCTCTACGTGTGCTCTTCCCCTGGGAAGTCATCACCGACGACGAGGCTGACGAGTGGGAGCAGCAGCGGTGGGTCGGTCACGTCTACTGGATGCCGTTGGGCAAGGCCATCGAAGCCTTCGGTGCCAAGAACTACGACGTGGCTCAGCGCATGGGGTACTTCGACCAAGAGGTAGAGAACCCCGACTCGAAGCCGAACATGGACGACAAGCTGGACAAGCAGCTCTGGGGCTACATCCGTGTGGCCGAGGTCTACAGCGGTGGCAAGCGCTACTACTGGTCGCCTCACTTCGCCAACGGGGAGAAGTTCCTTCTTCGGGAGGCCAACCCATTCCTCGATCACAACAAGGAGCCGGTCATCCCCATCGTCTCCTTGTATTACAACTACCAGCTGGACTCTCCCTTGAGGGGCTACTCTGCGCTGCGTAGGGTCTACGACCAGATCAGAGAGAAGAACGTGCTCCGGACGTACAAGGCTCGCGGTGTCCGCAAGGCTGCTCGAGTTTGGCTCACCCGGAAGGGCGTGCTCGACGAGGAGATGAAGGCGCAGATTGCCTCGGGTCACGACGGCCTGTTCCTCGAAGTGGACGAAGACGACCTGTCCACGATCATCATCCCCATCCCCTACACCCCTATGTCTGCGGAGCTGGACTCTTACAGCGCCGAGGTACAGAGGGACATGGACAAGGGCTCTGTGCTCGCCCCGTTCACCCGAGGCTCTGCCACCAAGGGAGCTACGGCAACAGAGATCACTGCGCTGGAGACCTACAGCTCCAGTGAGATTGGTCGGATGGCACGTGAGCGAGACGCCTACATCGAGCGCATGGTGCAGGTCTACCTGCCGATGCTCTCGCTCTACCTTCGCTCCTCTGTCGAGGGTGAGGCTGACCTCGTGCAGATCGACGGAGAGATGGTGTCCCTTCGCCCCGATGACCTGCTCGGAGACTTCGGTGTCTTCGCACAGGACTCTGCTCGCACCCCTCTGTCCGATGCGGCCAAGAAGCAGGAGCTGTTGTCTCTGCTCGGTGTCCTCGCTCAGCTCGGTGTCTCCGGTGAGGCCATCCTCAAGGAGCTGGCTCGTCGCTTCGACCTGCCCGAGTCCTTCGTGTTGGAAGGTGTTGCACCCAAGGCTGCTGCACCTGGTGCTCCTGGCGAAGAAGCTGCACTCCCTGGTGGTGCTGTGGCTGGGCCTGGCGGTGACGTCACCCAAGAAGACATCGCCAAGATCCTTCAGACGGTTGGTGGTACCGGCGGACTTCCCCAGTAGGAGAGCTACATGCCCCTGTTCGACTACATGTGTCAGTGTGGCGCGGTCACCGAGGAGTACATCCGTCCCGGTGAGCAGCGCCCTCTCGTCCTTTCGTGTGAGCAGTGCCAAGGTACTGCCCATCTGGTCACCGCCATCTGCATCGCTCGCACAGCTGGGCGTTGGGGCGACAGCAAGGCGGAGTACATCCCGGCCCTTGGTGGCCACATCGCCAACTCCATGGAGTTCGACAAGGCCTGCGAAGAGAAGGGGCTGGTTCCCTTCGACGACGTGGGTCGTGCCAACGTGCAGTCTGTGATGGACAAGAACCGTCGCGGACAGGAGACTGCGGAAGGCCTCATCGCAGAGGTAGAGCAGAGAGCACACGACCTCGATGGCAACAACCCTGATGACACAGCGAAGGCACTCGCCCTCGCAGAAGTCGTGACCCCACAACGCTTCGAGGAGATCGAAGCACACGGAGACCTGTGATGCCCATCACCTACGAAATGGACGACAAGGAACGCGCCGCCGAGGCTGCCCTCATGGACACCGCCGAGAAGGCAGACAAGAAGGAGAGCGAGGTCAAGGCTGCCATGTTCCAAGGCGACTACGGCCCCGAAGCCGTCGCTGATCTCATCGCTGCTCTGAACGCCGTCCTCCCCTTCTTCGGCATGGAGCCCATCGAGGCTGCCGAGCTGAACGAGGAAGTCATCAAGGCGCTGGAGATGGTGGCTGCTGCTGCCAAGGACGCCAAGATGGAGGGCTTCTCGCTGAACCCTCGTGACGACGCCGAGCTGGACATGGTCATCGCCTCCCTCATGAACCTGGCCAGCAACCCTGACTTCGAGCGCTTCCTCAAGAGCCGTGCTCCCGAGAACAAGGAACCGGCAGAGGGGCAGGATAGGGCCCCCGCCTCTGCGGCGAAGCCGCAGGAGGCCTCTGGGTTCGAGGATCTTTTCAAGGCCAGGGCGTAGAGCCCACAACAAGGAGTAGAGAATGCCTATCGAACAAGCACCAGAGCAGGGTGTTGTGACTGAACCTGTCGTCGAGGCCGTTGTCGAGCCCGTCGTCGAGCTGACCGCAGAACAGCAGGCCGAGGCTGAAGCCGCCAAGGTGGAGCCCGAGGCCGAGCTGACCTTCGACGAGCTGATGGCTGCCTTCGACGAGTCCGGCGACGAGATGCTCTCCGGCAAGGAGAACTTCAAGGGTGTCCCGACCGACCAGGTCATGGCTGCCCTCGAAGACATCCCCGAGGCGAAGAAGCTCTTCGGAAACCTTCGTCGTATGGCTACGCAGAAGAGCCAGGAAGCTGCGGCTACGAAGAAGGAGTACGAGGCCAAGATGGTGGAGCTGGAGGAGCGGTCCTCCTCTCTCCTGTCGTCCGACTTCAACAGGCAGCTCGAAGAAATCCTCAAGCCTGCTGAGGAAGGAGCCGAGCCCACCAAGATCGATCCCTTCAACGAGGAGTCGGTGCGTGCTGCCATCCAGTCCGAGGCCAAGAAGGTGGCGGCTGAGATGTTCAAGCAGCAGCTCTCCGAGCTGAACAAGGCCAAGGTCGGGCAGGAATCTGCTCGGGCCTACGAAGTGTTCAAGGCACAGCACCCCGAGATCGAGCAGGATGAGTACCAGAAGCCCATCGCTGAGCTGCTGAACAGGCACGCGTCTCTCTCCTTGCAGGAAGCCTGGGACATCGTGGACGTTGCCAAGCAGCGCACTCGAGCATCGGAGCAGGAGAAGGAGCTGACTGCGCTGCGTGAACGGGCTCGTGAGTCTGGCCTTCGTACTGGTGGAGGCTCTCGAGTCAACAACGTGGACGTGCCTGCTGACGTTCTCGAAGGCGATATCGGTGCGCTGTTCTCCTACCTGGAGCGCTCGCAGAGCTGATGGCCGGTTGACACCTGCGCTTCTATGAGAGGGCCCCTTGCGGACAAGCCCAACCACCGGACCCGCGCAGCGGACAACCACCAGACCTTTCCCTCAAAATCAGAAGTGAG